CTTGACCGAGCATAAAGTGCAGCGCCGGCGGCGCGATTGCGAGATCCCCCGTTCGGGCCTCGGCCAGCACCGGCGTGCCCCAGCTGACGATCACGCTACTGGTGAGGTCCGGAAGCGCGCCAGTGGTCAGCACCACAGCACCGGTGGCGTAGTTGACCGTGCCGCTGCCCTGCCCTGGCTTTCCGGTGAGCTGCCCTCGCCCGTTGTCGCTCAGGCGGATCCACTTGCCCAGAGCGCGATAGTCAACCACAACGGTGCCTGCCGCGGGAAGCGGTCCGATCTGGAACAGCCAGTTGTAGCCCTGATTGTTCTGTGTGACCGCAATCTCGTCGGTGAAGCCTTGCTCGATGATTGCGCCGGCCGGCGTGGCCGTCACGCTGATTGCTGTAGATCCCACGCCATTTGCGTTCGCTATTGCCACCGAACCTGCGAGATAGTCAACCGAGCCGGACCAAGCCGAAGACACCGAGGACACCAGGCCACCGGTGCCGTCGTCGTTCAGCTCGACGGTGCCGGCCAGTACCTTGACAGAGCCGACTGCCAACGGGTTCCCGAGAAACCTTGTAGCCGGCACACCCGCCGGGAACGCTGCTGAGAACGAGAGGCCGAGTGAACCGGAGGGACCGGACGGTACGTAGCTGATCGTGCCCAAACCGGCCAGAACGTCGCTGACGGCCGTCTCTGCGGTCGACGTGGGGACGATGGTCACATAGGGGGTATCCACCTGCACGGACAGGTCACCGGGCTTGGCGGCCGCAGTGAGCCTTTTGACGCTGTAGTAATTTGTGGCCTCGACAATGTTGGTGTCGTAGATGCGAGTGGGCGGCTTGGTGCTGGTGTAGCGGGACACCTCCTGCCCATAGAAGTCAGCGACCAATGCGTTGACTGTTTCGATGACGATCACATCACGCTCAAAGGCGCCGCTGTCGTCGTAGAACGTGCGCGTGGTCCGGGACAGGATGCCTTTCACCCGAATGTACTGCTCGTTGGGCGCATAGCCCGAACCGGCAGTTACCAGGCAGAGGTTGTCGTTGATGTCCGGACTGGAGGCATCCTTCATGCAGTAGAACTGCATCGTCATCTGGCCAATGAAATGGTTGCTCAGCAGGATGTAGCGCGACTCTGCACCACGGGTGATGTAGCTCTCAACTCGGTTGCGAGCGTCAGACCGCACGTCGCTGTAGTTCCCGGTAGCGAACATGCTGACCTGGACACGCGGGTCGGCCGGAGGGTCCAGTAGCACGCCAATCGCGTCCTTGAGGACATCGGTGGTCGGGGTGTCCACGTGCACGAACAGCTTGCGCAGTGTGGCGCGGCCGGTGGTGCGCTCTTCGTCGCCGATATCGGGGAACAGGTTGTTCATCTGCCCGTCCACGATCTCGGTCTGCACCATCCGCCCTCCGCCATCCGGGTTGTCGGTCAGGCGCTGGGACTGGCGCATCTTGATGTCTGTTGCGGAGATCGTCATCGGTTACACCGTCATGAGTCGAAGGGTGATGGAGAAGTAGTCGCCGTCCAGCGCGGGGACGGCATAACGGATCGGATCGGCCTCGATGGCGGGGCCATCGGTGCGACGCCATGCCACCGGGAACGAGCGATCGCCACCGTTGTGGGCAGGCATCAGCAGGGACAGCGGCGAGGTGCGCGGCTGCTCCTCGCTCGCCTGCAGGGCGCGCAGTACGGCCAAGGTCACCGGGGCGATGTAGGCGGCGCCCTCGCGTTGGGTCTGCAGCGTGATCGGACGTCCAGCCTGGAGCGCCGATTCCTGCACGATCCGGGCACCGGTCAAACTGGTCTTTACCGCCTGACCCACCCGCCAGCCGGTGAATTCGTCAGTCCATTGCAGGTCGGCCGGCAGTTCAACGCCCGCCAGCAAGATGCGGCTCATCGGTTACCCCCTGCGCGCACGGAAACACTCCGGCTGCGCGAAATCTTCTGCAGCACCAACGGCGCCACCAGCGCTGCCATCTGCTCGGCCTGCGCCCGGGCCTCCGCGCTGGCACTGGCCTCCACGCTCCTGCTGGGCGCGCGCCAGTCGATCACCAGGATCTCCTGCCCCTTGTTGTCGCCAACACGCTTGGCGTCTGCATCGGCTTGGGCCTTGGCCTCTGCCTCAGCGGCGCGCAATCGCTCTTCCGTGGCGCGCCTGGCCGCCTGGTCGCGCTCCAGCCTTTTGCTCTCGATCTGGTTTTCGACTTGAAGAACACCCTCCAGCTCGCCCGGCCCTACAAGATCGAACCGATCCGACAGCTCCTTTCGCTTGCCGGAAAGGTCATCGAACGCCTGAAGTGTCCCGTTCAGCTCTTTCTTGTATGCCTCCAGCTCGCGGCGCTGGTCGTAGAGACCGTTCCAGATGTTCGCGAACTGCTGCAGCGAGTTCGGGCCACCAAGCGTCCCCAGCAGCTCCCACGTCTTTTCGGAGACCTCGCCCATCGAGAGCGAGAAGCCATGAGCTGCAGAAGCGCCCTCTGCGAGGCTACTCGCCGCACTGCCGCCGGCGGCGGCCACCGCTTCAGTCGCAGCCGCCGCGCCCTGTGCTGAGGCCGCGACGCCGTCCAGTTCCTTCGCGGCGCCAGCGGCACCATCGGCAACTTTGCGTGTCGCCTCCCCGCCCCGGCGGCCCATGTCATCCAAGCCATCGCTCACCTGGTAAATGGCCTCCAAGTGAGCCAGCTGCATCTCCACCATTTGTTTGGCTGCGACATCGCTGTCCGCAACCGAGGCACGGGCGGTGTCGCTGTAGGCGCGCAATGCCCGACGCACGTCTTCGACACTCGCCTTGCCCTGCGAAGCACCACGCCGGATCGCCTCAAAGGCCTCTTTGGCCGCATCGCGGGCAGCGTTGAGTGACGCCTGCGACTGGATCCCGAGCCGCCCGAACTCATCGTTCAGCGGGTTCATCGCATTGGTGATTTCGCGGATGCGCGAATTCAGCGCCGCCGCCGAACGCTCCGCCTGGTCGAAGCCGGTCTTTCCCCGCTTGCCCGCGTCTTCCAGCAGCGTCCCAAGCGTTCGGGCCTCTTCCAAGGTGGACACGTTGCCGAGGGCGCTCTTGAACGCCGCCTCGATCTGCACGCCGGTGGACAGTGCGCTATCGGTGATCGTGGCGAAGGCGGCGATCGCATCGCGACCGGCCTTACCGAAGCTCATTCCCACGCTTTCAGCGTTGACGCCCAGCTTCTGCAAAGCCGCTACCAGCGTCTGCTGCAGCACGGCCGAGGCGTTGATTGCTGCGCCCGGAAGCGCCTCAAACGCCGTCTGCGCCGCCATCTGGAAGCGCTGGAGTTCCTCACCCGAAAGCCGCTGAAGCGCGTCCAGCAGCCCATCACGAATATTCCGGCTGGCGACCGTACCCTGCTCCGCCATGTGGGCCAGCGCCACACCGACGTTCTCCAGCGAGGCGCTGTCAGCGTAGTTCAGGCTTTGGAACAGGTTACCGATTGAGGTGGCCGCCAGCTTGGCGTCCGAGTCGATCCCCTTCAGCTGCTCCAGAACCAACTGGGCCCCCGGGCCAATGCCGTTGGCAAGGGCATCGCCTGCAACCCGAGCGCCCTCGGCCAAGGCCTTGTAGCCTTGGTTGACCTCCTGCAGGCGCACCTTGACTTGTTCCAGCTGCTTGAGCTGGTCGTCGGTCGCGATGCCCAAGGCCTCCATCCGGACCAGGAAACCGAGCTGCCCGGCCAGGTATTCCTTCAGGCCGTCCAGCCTGTCCTTGTAGGACTGCTGCTCAGCCTCAGCCAACGCGGCAACCTCGGCCGATGTCCTGACCGCAGTATCGCGGTACTCGATGAACGAATTGGCCGCCTCCTTCCGCGCAACCGCTTCCTGGTACATCACCTCGCGCAGCTGCCGGCTGACCTCGCCCGCATGTTTGCTGGCCGCGCTGTTCTTACCCAGTTCCTCACCCAGCGCCTGGCCCATCGAGCGCAGGCCCTTCAGGGCCACTTCCAGACCCACCAGCCCCACCGTGATCAGCAGAGCCTTCGGCATGGCCTTCAGCAGGTTGCCGAGCGTCACTGCGCCCTTGCCGGTCGCATCCATAGCGGCGGCATTGGCCCACTGCGCGCGCGTGGTCGCAGCCAGCGTGACGCGCCAAGTGTTGAACTGCGCGATCAGCTTGATGATCGAGAAGGTCGCATACACCCTGCCGAGCGTCACCAGCGCGCTGCCGTGCTCCACGACCCACGTGGTGGCGCCCTTGGCCGCCTCGGCCATGGTAATAATCGCGTCGGAGGTCTGCTTTGCCCAGCGAGTGAGCGTGCCGTCCTTGGCAAGCCGGTCAACCGTGGCGAGCATGTCGGTCAGCTGGCCCTTGAAGTAGGCCAGCACGCCTTGGTCGGCGACCTCTTGCTTCCAGTCCTTGAACCGCTCGGTGGCTTCCTTCCACAGGCCGGCGATCGTACCCACCTTGGCCGCTGCTGCTGCGCCACCATAGGACTCGGTCAGCAGGTCAAGGATGATCGCCTGCGCCTCAGCGACGCGGCCTGTCGCTTCCATCTGCTTGATCAGCTGCTTCTGGCTGTCATCCAGCGTGAAGCCCTGCTTGCTCAGCGACTCCATCGCCTTGGAAGGCGTCTGCAGGGCCTTGCCCACCACCTCCGCCGAGGCTTCCAGGCTCATCCCCAAGCGCTGGGCCTGGTCGATCGTGATCTGCATGGCCGCCGGGAACTGCTCGCCGACGATGTTGGTATAGGACAGCAGGCGAACCTGAGCCGCTGAAATCTGGCCGTCATCGAACAGGCCACCCTGCAGCTGCTTGCGCATCCGGGCAAGCTGGGCTGCGGTGAATTCACCCTGCCGGCCGGTTGCGGCCAGAGCCGCCTCCAGCTGCCCGAGCTCCTGCTCCGCGTCGCTGCCTTCCTTGATGATGTCCTTGATGCCATCAACGACCTTGCCAAAGCCGATGAAGCCCAGCGCGGTCGCGGCAATGCCCTTGAGCTTATTGAGGATACTGGTGGTTGCCGCTGCCGACGCACCCAGTTCAGCAGTCCCTTGGGCTGCTTGGCTAGCTCGCTCCTTGTAGCCTTTTAGCGCCTCGGCCGCAGACCGACTGCTCTGGTTCTGCCGACGGAATCGCTCGTCGGCATCCTCCATCGCAAGGTTGCGGCGCCGAACCGCCTCCGCCTCATCCTTGATCGCACGACCCTGTGCCTCAATCGCGTCGGCAGACCGATCGTATTCAGCCAACAGTGACTGTTGCAGCGCACGCAGCCTCTCGGTGTTGTCTGCAAGACCCTCCGTGTCAGCAGCAGCATCCACAAGGGCAGATGACTGCTCTTTGAAGCGTTGACGCAGCTGCTCGGCCTCATGCTCGAGTGCTTGCTGACGGGCCAACAAAGACTTTGCAGGCCGGTCAATGGCTTCCAGCTCACGCGCCATATCGGAAACAGCAGACGCCGCTCCGTCAAACTCGCTGCTTACATCCGAGAGCTCCTCCCCCATTGTCGAGAGGCTCTTGCGAAGACGGTCGTTCTCTTCGACTTCCCGCTTGATCGCCTCAGCGTGAGCAACCAGCTCCGAACGAGAGCTTTCCAGCCTCTCAGCAAGAATGGCCTGACTATGTGCAAAATTGGCAGTCTGGACGCCGGCCTCTGCCAGAGCTTCATCCGCTCGCTCGACAGCTGCCCATTGCGCATCCAACGACGCCTTAAGGCGCTGCCCTTCTGAGGCCAACTGGCGCTGAGCATTCAGCAACTCACGCGACGGCTTCTCGGTCTCAGCAAGCTGAAGACTCAGCTGATAGGCTGCCCTCTGATTGATATCAAACTGCTTCTCCAGCTCCGACAGCTGGTCAAGCATGGACTGGTACCCCTGGGCCTTACCAGCGGTCGCGTCAAGCTCAATGAGGGTGTCAACCAACCGCCCAGTTTCTTCCACGGCCTCGGTGGAAACGTCCCCCATTTGGGACAAAGCGATGCGAAGTGCATCAACTCCCTCAGTGCCACTGGTCTCCAGGACCAGTCGCAGCGCTTCCTCGTATGCGGAATTGTTCGCCATCAGAGCTTCCTATTCTTCGCCAATTCCAGCTGCCTTTTAAGCTCTCGGCCCCGGAATGCATTCATCTCCCGAGCCAGCCGCGCCGCCGTCGCTTCGTCCTCGCCCATCACCATCTGATAAGCGCTTGGTCCGGTCAGCGCTTGGAGCTTGCGGCGGCCGTCACGGCCGGACCGCGCGGTGGCGTCGCGAGAGAACTGCCGCACCACCAAGCGCAACTGACCGCCCACCTTGGCGATGAACGCCGAGGTGTAGATCTTTCGCTTCCCTTTCTGTATGTCAGCAGTTGCGCCGGCAGTCTTCCGGCCGCCCCAGCGGCCGCCAAAACCAATGAGCGGCAACGCTTTTGTCGAAGCGTTCAGCGATAGGTACTCGCCGTTCTCATCCACGCCCGAGCGGACCGTGAAACGAGCCACCAGATCGCTCGCGCGGACGTTGTACACGTCACGGATTGCTCTCTTCGCAGCCGGCTCAAAGCGCCTACGGACTGACAAAATCGCCCGGCCGTCGGCCTTGGCGATCGCGGTCCGGCTGAGGCCGCCCACCTCAGCCGAGAGGCGAGCCAATGCAGCGGCATTCATCCGTGCAGTGATGTTGGCGAAGGTGACGGACTTGACCTTTGCCATCTTCAGCTCCCCCTGCCGCACAGAGTGGATGGCGCCCCGAGGGGCGCCATCCCGTGCAGACCGTGGCGGGCCTGCTCCTGCATCAGTCCGCCTTCTGCTCGTACACCTTGAAGGTGTACAGCGCGGTCTCTTCCGAGCGGAAGATGACCGAGCCAGTCAAGGTCACCTGGATCGGTTCGTCGCTGAACCAGTCCACGTCGCCATCCACGGTCAGATCGACCTGCGGAATGCGAAGCAGGCCGTCCTCCCCACTGATCCGGTCCTGCAGGTTGCCCAGGATCATGAAGGACTTGTTGGGCACCGCACCACCATTGATGGCCGTTTCCAGATAGCCGTCAAAGCTGTACGAGACGGTAAGTGCGTCACCGTGGGCAATGCTGCCGCCGGCCAGGGGGATGAACAGCCCCTGCCGATTGTCGATGTCGTAGTCGGTGCCAGCCACAAGAGTCGTGGAGCCCTTCTTGACGACAGGCACCGGCGACGCCAGTACGAAACGGTGGCCGAGATCAACGGGCACGTCCTTGCTGTAGACCGCGAGCGGCCGATCCTCAACCTCGCCGGCCTGAACCGACGACGACACAGCGCTGCCGTAGAGCATGCGCGCCAGGATCGCCGGCGGCACTTCCAATGCCGTCACACTGATTCCGGTGGTGCCGGGGTTGGCATCGGTGTGGATGATCTGGCCGTAGCGATCATCGCGCCGCTTGCTCTTTACCTCGGTCGTGTCGCCAGCTTCATAGCTGAACGTCAGCGAGCTCTGTTCGAGCGGCTTGTTGCCGAATTTGTCATCCGAGTCCGGAATGACGGGGACGAGGTTGGCACCGGCGCCGTACTCGAAGAAGCGCAGATCGCCGGCAAACTTACGAACCTTGGGCTGTTGGGCCATTAGGGTTTCTCCTGGGAAATGGACACGGGCTGGAAACTCTCGGTCAGACCGGCCCGCGCGGTGATCTGAGCGACAACACTTGAATGACCGTCGTCATCGGCGACGGCAGCCAGTTGCGAGTCGATGACTTCGAACTTCGTGAGCCCAAACGGCAGCTCTCGCACATCGAACTTGAGAGCGGCGAGCAGGTCATGCCGAGCGCGATGAACCAATCGATTAGGTCGGTCCTCGCCCTGGAATCGCGGCACGCTGAACTCGATAGTCACAGCAACGTCTGAGCTGGTCTGAGCGCGGCTACCGGTCGTCCCGGTGATGCGGTCCACCACGATGGCGGTGGCAGGAACAGTCAGGTTGGCCGGGCTGTCCTCATCGTCAAGCAAAAGCAGTCCAGCCCCGATATCGGTGAAGAATCCCGACTCCTTCTTAATCAACCTCACCCGCTCCGCCAGAAACTCCACCAGCTGCCAACTCACCGGCTCCTTCAGGTTGTCATCAGACACGCGCCACCAGCCAGCGGCTCAGCGAGCCGTCATCGGAAATCAGCTTTGAGTTGATGTAGCGCTCACCGTCAACCAGCACTTGCCCCTTCTGCACAGGATTGAACCCCTCGGAGCGAACGTAGGCGATCTCCACGCGGCCAGCCTGGAATTGCTGCAGGCCGCCGATCGTTTCTATGTTGCGATCGACATACACGTGGCACGGCATCGCTCCATTGGCACCCGGGGGCGTGTACTCACCCGTGTCGGCCATGCCGGCCGCCGCAAAGCTGGCATGAAGCCCTGCATCCATCTCGGCGAGGAATGCGCGCTGACCCATTACCGGCGATCCTCGCGGCGACTGGTGACGCACAGCGCCAGCACGAGGCACAGCACCACGACCGCGAATGCCAGCAGCGCGCTCACGGCTTCACCTCGGTGCCTTGGATGGCGCGCACCTGGTCGGCACGGCCATTGAGGCGTTCAATGACGGCCCGGCGCTGCGCGGCAACATCAAAGCACTGCGCGATCGGGCCTTCGGGAACAGCCTCCGTGCGGGTGAGCGCGGCCGGGATCGTCACGTAAACGCGCCGCTCCACCACCACAGGCTCAGGGGTCACCGCGCACTGCGCCGGGCCTGCATCAGGCTTCGTCTGCCCACACGCAGCAAGCACCGCGGCGAGCGCCGCGACGGTCAGTAACCGGAGAATGCTGGGCATGATGCTTCCACCTCGGTCAGGGCCAGCGCACAGCGCGTCTCACGCGCTTGGCCGGCATAGCGATTCATGAACTGCTTCAACGTCTGGTTGGCATCCGCCTCGCGGGCCTCGGCTGCGGCTACCGCGCTGTCGCTCTGCCGCTTGAGCGTGGCCGCCTGGTTCTGCGCCAACGCCAGCTCGGCCTGGAGGACGCCAACGGTGCGGCCGTAGCCAGCGTTGGCCGCAGCCAGTTCCGCAACCCGCGTGTTGGCGCCCTCCTTCTGCGAGGCACAGGCAGTCGCCGCACCTTCATAGGAGGCAGCAGCAGCACGAGCATTGGCCCGCACAACCGCAAGGCAGACCGACAGAGCGATCACAACCAGGGCGAGAACCCCGATCACCCACAGAAGCGGCTTCATCGTGACCACGGAGGGCAGCTTCATCGCGCACGCTCCGTCAGGCCGGCTTCGTCCTCGCGGCGACCGCAGAGACCCGCCTCCAGATTGGTGCCACGCCACAACCGGCACATCTGGCGAATCTGGCCCGCGACGCAATGCACGTCCGCGCCGGGCAAGCACACGTCGCGGATTGCACGCATCTCCGTGCGCGCCGGACCGGTCATCGAGGCACCGCGGTTGTAGACCACGGAGACCAGTGCACCGCGGGCGTCTGCGGGCAGAGCATCGAACCCGTCAGCACCGAATGCCCGGCGCGCACTGGCGTGATAGCGCGGAAGCGAGGCCACGCCGAACACGTCACTCGCCAGACCGAACGGAACGCGCACGTCGCGCAGATCCCGCACCACGGGTTGCGCGGCAGGCCCGGTGATCCCAGCGGTCGCTTGGAGGCGGGACGCCGCGGCCAGGGCTGACCAATCCAAGCCGATCTGCTGGCGGGTCTGATGGCCGCCGTCGTAGCCGATGCCCCACGTCACGCCTGATGCGCCACCCGGCCAGATGGGCGCCTCATAGCGCCGCGTGTACAGCGCCTGGCTACCAACCTCCCAGCGGACAATCAGCGCCACAGCAGCAGGCGAGATGACCGACCCCTGCGGGGCGCTGGCCGCCGGTGGCAGGACCTGCTGCACGGCTTCCTGCAGCGCCACGACCACCGGCATCACTGCACCTGCGGCCGACTCTTGGGCTGATTCAACCACCGGGGCAGCAGCGTCGGCCACCTCTGAGCGCGCCTCAGCCACGGCTGCTGCCGGCGCGTCAGCAGGGGCCGGCACGGACGCTGCCACCGGGGCCTGGCCGCAAGCGGTGAGCGCGGCGACCAGCAGGGCAGAGAGAACGCGGCAGGCGATCATCGGGCGATCCAGAAGAAGGCAACAAACAGACCGACCAGACATAGCCATTCAGCGCGATCCAGCAGTAGCACTCGCCACGCCGAAGCATCGCCGCGGCAGGCCGCATCGTGAAGGCGCTGCTCTTCCTTGTCGTTGAGGTCGAACAGATACGTGCGCTTGAACAGCCAGGCAGCCGCGCAGGCGGTCGCAAGGTAGGCAGCGGAGATCGGCAGCTGCAACAGCTGCGCCAACACGTCGCCGCCAATGGTGCGGTCGAGCGCGCCCAGCAGAATCCAGCCGAGCAGCGCCAGGAAGATCAGGACCGGCAGCCAGACGATGAACTCCTGCCAGCGGCTGAAGAAGGAGAGAATGCGATTCATGGTGTTTTCTGCGCCTGTTCCACAGTATTGAGACGACGCTCCAGCTCGGCGATCCGCCAGATCACTCCGTTGTCCAGCTTCGCGTTGACCACCTGCACGTCGCTGGTTACCTGCTGGAGACCCTTGCCCTGCTCCGCCTGGATGGTGCGGATGTCGTTGAGCATCCAGCTCACTGCCCCGCCCGCCACCGACAGCACGAAAGGCAGCGCGAAGATGGCGACCTTGAGTGCCACAGACGCAAACTTGCCGTTCATGGCCCGGTCGAGCTGGGCATTTGCATCAGTGGTGCTCATCGATCCCCCTGTGTTCGTAGAAGCTCCACCACCGCACACGCCACCCGGGCATCTGTGTGCGGTGGTGGGCTAACCCTTATGCGCCGCCGGTACCGGCCGCTGCGGTGCCCGGCGTCAGGCGAACCAGCACTTCAGCGTCACCGTTTGCTGCCGGCTCCACGGCGTAGCCGAAACCGTTGAAGTCTGTGGCGCCGCCGTCTGCGACGATCACCCGCTCGTCAGCGCTGGACCAGTTGACCGCCGCACCGTTGGCAACGACTGCGGTCGCCAGTTTCGGAAGGCGGAAGACGCCCTCCACGTGGACCGCGATGCGGTCGCCGATTCCGCCGTCGGTGACGGCGACACCGAACAGCTTGCCCTTCGCGACGACACCGCCGCTCTTGACCGCCTTGTCCAGCACCACGTCCAGCACGCGGCCGTCCTGATGTGCGTTCTTCATGACTGTTTCCTCAAATCGAAAGGGATATCGCTTGAGCGCGAACCGGCTGACCGGCCGCGCTCAAATTTGGCGAAGACTCAGGCCGGATTGCCGGGGTTCTTGTAGATGCCGCGGTAGTCGGCGATCGCCGGCGCAGCGTCGAGGCGGACCTTCCAGGACACGCCATCAACCGTGAAGCCCTGCTCCTGCTCCAGGTACGGGGTCTGATTGCCATCCAGGTAGCCGACGACGATGCCGTCAACGAACGCGGGGTTCGCCAGGCCGTACCACGCCTTCGGATCCTTCTCGTCCAGACGACCGTGGTCCCAGACTTCGAAGGTGTTGCGGACGGTGTTCGGGTCTTTGTCCCCCGTGCCAGCACCGACGGCGTACTCGGCCTCGCGTACGGCACGTGCCAGCAGGTTCAGCGCGACCGGAGTCAGCAGCCCCTTCATGGGCACCTGGATCAGGTTGCCGCTCTTGTCCTTCTGCAGGCGCATTGCCGACTGCATGGCCCCGACGCTCGCCGTGCTGATCAGGGAAGCCGGCAGCAGATTGCCGTGTTCAGCGCTAAAGAGACGCTTGCCATCGGCCAAGATGGGGTTGCTGTTGATCAGCTCGAACACGGCCTTCGCCAGCGTGCGGCGAGCGGCCTGACCCATCTTGCGCGGCACGTCACTGAAGATGCCCAGGTCATCATTGATGATGGCTTGGCGGGTGATGGTGAACAGCTTGCCGTAGGTAACGATCTTCATCGCCTGCGACTGCTCGCTGAAGGTGCCCTGCTTGTACTCGCCGCCTTCCGGCACGATGTCCAGATCCGAGAACGCACCTAGGCCGACCAGGTTGGTCGCCTTGAAGTCCGGCACGTTCACCGGGCGGGTGAACTGGTCGAAGTTCTCCTCCGCTTCCTGGTAGCCCTGCGCCACGGCGCGGCGGGAAGCGTCGCCCAGCAGCGACGGGAAGTCCGAGCTGCTGTGCGTGAACGCCATGCCGACGATCTGCATGCGGTCCATGCCGTTCACGTTCGTGCCGGTGGCCTGGACGCATGCACGCGCGATTTCGCCCATGGTCATGCCACGGAACGGATTGCCGTCGGTGGCCTGCACCAGGCCGGCGCGGGCCTCAATGGCGTTCGACATAGCGGCCCGGGTCAGGTCGCCCTGATCACCGCCCGGAACGATTCCAGCGTTTCCGTTGAGCGGCTGGCCGTTGGAGCCCAGCAGCGCCAGGATGTGGCGCCCGGCATTGTCGGCGGTCACACTGATGTCTGCCGCGGCGATGATGCCGTTGACGTACTCGGCTACGGCCGGGATGCCCATGTGAGACTGCGCGATCGCCTGAATCTCGGTGTTCCGCGTCCGCAGCGCGGTCATCGCTGCCACTACCGGATCTGCCGCAGGAGAGGCGGCCGTGACGGGCGCAGGGGCAGGGGCAGGGGCAGCGGGAGCTGCGGGAGCTACGGCCGGAGTTGCGGTATTGCCCGCCGCTGCGGCGGTCGCGAGACCGGCACTGGCGAGGATGGTGGCGTACTGCTGTTTCATGGTGGGATCCTCGATATGGCCGATCACGGCCGACTGGCTTACCTCAGGGAGTGAGGCGAAGGTTTGCGGGGAGAGGCTGGCAACGATGTGGCGACGCAGCTGGGCGGTCACCGGCGCACCAGCCCCCTCGATTGCTTGGAGATAGCCGGTAACGGCGACTGCCGAGGCGGCCTGCCAGCGGGCGCTGGCACCGGGATCGGCATCCACCACCACGTCGGCCAGGCCGGCCTCGATCGCCTGCGGACCCGAGTACCAGTGATCGGCGTCATCGGTGAGCAGCCGTTCCATGTCCTCACGGCGGCCCGAGCGAGATGCATACGCCTCAAGCATCGCGGCCGCATGGGCGTCCAACGCCTCAGCGTTCTGACGGAAGGTCGTGGCAGTGCCAGCCGCAACGGTGCGCGGCCCATGCACCATGACAAGCGAGCTGGCGAAGACGCGGCGCTCATCGCCCGCCTGGAGGACCAGCGACGCAATGGAAGCGGCCTGACCCTCAACAGTCACCACGATGCGGGCCGAATGGGACTTCAGGGCGTTGTAGATCGCCATACCGTCGGTGACGACGCCACCAACGCTATTCAGGCGGACGTGGATGGTCGAGGCGGTGATCTGCCCGATGCCCTCCACCAGATCCAGGGCGGACACCGATTCCTCGAAGAGGTACCCGCCGATGGCGCCATAGATCATTACTTCGGCAGTGTCAGCCTCGGCGTGCACCTGGAAGAGGCACGGCCCCAGTTGGCAATCCGAGCCAGCGTCGGCGGTGATGGAAAGGTTGATGGCGCTTGCCAACAGGCTCACTCCACGCATGGTCATTCGCTCCTGGAAAGATCGCGCGTCAGCGAGCCGAGCACCTGTGCCCGGGCCTCTGCGCTGGTATTGGGCGCCGTCGGCGCGATTTCGGCGGCCTGCTGTTGCCAGTCTTCTCGCTGGCGCAGCACGTCAGTCGGGTTGTTTCCGTACTGCAGGATGTTCTGCTGCGGGCTGACCCAGCCCCGGTCCTCGGCCTCACCCTTGGCATAGGCTTCTTTCAGCGGATCGATCCACGGCATGACAGGCCGCACGTAGGTGGACGCGGCCAAGTGGCGCAGCGTCCAGCCACGCGGCAACTTGACCTTGCCTGCCAGTACGCACGCTTCGATGAAGCGCTGCCGCTGTGGGCGAATGCTCATCGCGATGAAACGCTCGGCGAGCATCAGGTAGCTGCCCCACTTCTCCACTAGCTCCTGTCGCTGAGCCGAGTACGTGCCGTTGTAGTCCAGCGAGAGGCTGGAATAACTGACACCGATACCGCCGGCGGCGGCGCGCAACTGCTCTTTGCGCCAGGTCGCGGCATTCGGGTTGGGCCGATCGGAACTGAGGCTCTCAATCGATTCGCCCGGCAGCAGATCGTCAAAGATCGCGCCTGGTGCCATGCGGAGTTCGCGGACCGGAGCGCCGTCCTGCATCAGCACACGACCACCGAGCCCGTCACCGCCGCCGAACATGCTGCCCTCGCCCTTCTTGATCTGGAAGGTCATCGACGCAGCAACCTTTGCCGCAATCCGCTCCGACTCTTCGTAGTCCTTCACATCTTCGAAGCGCGACATGGAACTGGCGAACACGCTGAGCCCGCGCACCTGGTGCAGCCGGCTCAGATTGGCGATGCAATGCATGAAGTCGGCAGAGACCCGCTTCGTCTCAAGCCGGTTACCGAAGGGATCACCCGGGTGCTGCTTGTAGACATGAAATGCGACAGGGCGGCCCCAGGCGTTTCTCTCGACGCCCTGCAGGATGTTTCGGGATGGGTCGCTGAACTCAAGAGGCACCAGATCCGCCTCCAGCATCTCGATGCTGTAGGGGACGACACTGCCATGCGCCAATCCCGGCACGAAGCCGATCAGGTCCTGATAGAACACATCGCCATCGCGAAACCAGCTCCGTGCCAGCAGCTGCTGACATGCGCCGTAGTCGTGCGTCTGAGTGACCTCCGGACGGTCCCACCATTCGTCCCACAGATCGTCGAGCTGCAGTGCCAGGTCGCGGTTGATCGCTTGGCCCGGCAAGCGCGGGGAAGCAAGGACATCAATCCCAGACCCGACCGTGTTCTGCACCAGGACGTTCAGGGCATTGTCGGCCAAGTCCAGATCACGCTCGAGGTGCCGTGCTTGGTCCCTCAGCTGTCGGGCATCCATGCCAGCAATGGCGCCGCCACTACCCCAGTCACGGGCGAGCTTCCGGCTGCGCGACGGACGGGTCACCTCGTGGGCACGGGCTTCAACGGGGGCCGCCGCCAGGGTGCGTGGTGCGCGATCTTCGGCTGTGATGGTCAGCAAGCGCTGGCGGGCGATCGATGCGGATGCCATCAGGTGGAACCGCCAAAGTCAGCTGTAGCCCAGCCCGCCCGACGGCGGCGGCCCCCGTTTGCCTCACGGTCAACAACCGCCTGCCACTCAGCGCGGCCTTTTCGAATTTCTGCCAGGTCAGCGTGCGTCAGCTGCCGCTCACCGAAGCGAACGCTCTGGCCCTTCAGCACAGCGATCTCCGCCTGTGCGTAGTGTTCGAGCATTTGCTGTGCAGTTGTCATGCTGCATAGGCTAGGGATGTCGGTGTCCACGAACTAAACAAAGTCGTGGACACCCCCTCATGTAACTAACTGTTTTTAAAGGACCTAAAAACTAATTTGTCTCCACTTTCACTGAAACCGTGGACACGCCCGCATTTGAGGGCTTCGGAAGCCCTCCAGGGAACAGCTCATGCAGCTTTGAGCGCGATACCTCAAACTCAGCCATCACTTTTTTCACTGAATTCCCACGCTCCAATGCGCTCTTGATCAGAGCCACTGGGTAGCTTCGCTGGGCGGCGGGAAAATAGGGCTGTTCACCTGCGAAGCAACGCATCACTGATTCCACGAACGGTCGCGCCATAGCCTCGCTGATCCCGATGTCCTCGCGCATCTTGCCCAGGATGCGCGCGCGCAGCTGCTCTTCTGTTTCCTTACGACGGGCCATCAGAACCCCCATCCATCGCGCGCCGCGATGCCTGCCGAGCGCGGCGGAGCCGCAGGCGCTTGCGGCTTGACCGGCGCCACAGGCGTAGAACCGGGCACCAATGTTTCACGGGAATCCGAAGGCTGGTCAAACAGCCCATGTGACACCGGGTGGTACTGCTCCTCAAGCGCAGCCCATTGCGAGTCGCGAATCACGTCCGCTTTTACCGCTGGGGCGAGCGAAGCCCAGATGGCATAGACGACGGTATCCAGCTCTTCGTTCCTTGCTCCCTTCGGCTTAATCCATGCACCCGCGTCCTGATCGAAGTACTCCACCGTCAAGCCCTTGAAGTAGCGGGCCGGCAACGCACCCGGATCGGGGTTAAGCGGATCGTGCACTTCATCGCCACGACCGCCAGGGAAGCGCAGCATACGCACCGAGAGGTTTTCGTCTGCACCCTCCCGCTCCGCCTCATCCTTTGCGCCCAGCGCGGCCGTCATCCAACCGTAGACCATGTGCTTGAGCACGGACGTGCCGACACCCCACACACCAATGCTGCGCGCCACGGTCTTTTCACGGTTGTTGACCTCGGTTTTGGCCGGGCGGTAGACGGCGCGGTCCGATTTCTTCTCCGCGCGACCACGCACCAAGTAGACGGCCTGCTTGATGAAGCCAAGCGGCGTCTCGATCATTCGGTTGGAGCCAGAATTGCCGACCACCTTCTTGACGAACTGCGCCACGGTCTCCGTCCAGTTGCCGCCGTCCAGCGCTGCCGCAGAAATTCCCATCTCAATCCCTTTCGCTGTGCGCCACGTTCCCTTCAGGTATTCATCCAGCGCGTCATACGTTTCTAAGATCGTTGGGTCCAAGTCGATTACCGCGTAGTCCACCACCCAGCGTCGCTGGCCGCGCCCTGTTGCAACCACTTGGATCTCAGCCCGGTCATGCTGGAAATCGACGCCCGCCGTGAGCACCAATCCACCAGGCGGCACGATGCCACGGTGCACACCCGGCTCGGCCAGTTTCGCGACCTCCTCAGAATCCTGCTGCTGCCGCTCGCCTTCGAAGGGGAGACCCAGCTTGAGGTTGTAGAAGCCAGCCATCTTGTTCGGATCGCGATCGGCCTCTGCCTTCGCGTCAGCCAGATCTTTCCATGACGGCCCCAGACCCAAGGGCGCATAAGCAGCCCATGCGTGGAAGCTGCGGTGATAGGGGTCGGCCGCCGGATTCGTCGGCTTCCAGTACGCGGTCCCTCCAAATCCCTGCTCGGCCAGCATCGTGTCCTTGTGATGCTCGTGGATCACGCAGCCGCTCACCTCGCAGGCAAACGTCCCATCCGGCTGCAGGCGCTCCACGTCGAGCGTCTGCTCACCGCCACATTCGGGACACTGAACCACGTAGACGCACATGTCCCCCGCCTGGTAGCCGGCCTCAATGGCGCTGGCGCCTGCGATCGTCGGGGTGCAGGCACGATAGACCTTGCCGCGGTCACCGTAGGAACTGGCTCGCGCCTCCAGCTGCTGATCGGCCGGACCTTGGCCGCCCAAGTCCTTCGGGTATTCGTCCACCTCATCCATGAAGATGTAACGAGCAGTGCGCTGGCGCAGCTGGTTACTCGAGTTGGCCCAGATCGCCCAGAGCGTGCCGCCGGGGAAGTGCTTCTCCAGGGTGTTGTCTGCAGCGAACTTGGCGCGCAGCTCGGGCATCTCTTGCACCGCCGGATCGAACTTCGACAGCACCCAGCTGCGAGCGAGGTCTTTTACCGGCTGCGCCACGATCATCGAATCCGAGCCGCGATCAACAACGTAGCCCGTCCAGTTGATGCCGATCTCAGTGGCACCGATCTGTGCTGACTTCATGAAGTCGACGATACGGACCGGCGAATGGTCGCTCAGGCAGTCCATGATCTCGCGGAGGATCGGGTTACGAGCCGTGCGCCACTCACCGGGCTCGGCACCCGCGCCCTTGGCGATGATCCGATTTGCATCCGCCCACTCGCTGACCGTCTGCCGTGGTGGCAACGTCCAGGCCTTCTCCCAAGCGGAGCAAACGACCCTCTGCGGATCTGCGAGCACCACATCATGCGCAATCAGGTCGAGGCTCATTCGGCGGCCTGCTGCAACGGAGCGGCTTCAGCCGGGGCACCGGTAAGTAGTGCCTGCGCGTCCTTCTGCATCTTCTCTGCGATCTTGCGAATCTCATCCTCCAGCATCGCCTCCACCTTACGCGGCTCGCTCTCTGCGGCCAGCTGCGACCGCAGCCTGCTCGGCAGGTTCATCATGCTGTTGAGCGCCTGGCGCACCAGGGTGAAGACAGCGCGCTCCACGCCCTTCGTACGCGTCAGCTCGTTGAGTTCCTCGCCCAGCTCCAGCTCTGCCAACCGCGCCCGCGCTAGCCGTTCGCGACGCACCGCCTCCTGCACACTCGGCCCGCCGGAGGCGGAGAGAACGCCAGCAGTGGCAGCAGCCGGGCTTTCCGCGCCAGGCGTGCGATCGCCGCCGCGCAGCGGGTGCGTCAGGTCATTCAGCAGGGTGTCGCTGGCCTGGACGCGAATCGCCTTGCCGTCGCAGACCAACTTGCCCTCGCGGCGCATGCGGCGGATGTACGAATCGCTGACCCCACGGTGTTCCGCGTACTGGGCCACGGTCATCAGGTCCATAACGGAACTCATGCGGAACCCTCCAGTTCCATCGGAACCAAACTCAGAACCCGAAACACGTTCGAGCATCGCGCGCTTGGTGGCCCGCAATTCCCACGGGCCAGGAGGACCCGCGCCGAGGGGGCCTGCCGATGGGACGGGCGGCCGGCCGCCGCCCCCGGCGTTGGATTCGCGTGGAACATCCCGCCCGTCCTTACCGTCCCGACCATCGAGGCAAGGTCTGGACAGCGCAAACCCTTGGGGTTGTTGAGTTGTCCTAAGTGTCCAGACTGTCCATACCTGTTGAGAGGTTTTGAGATTGGTTTGATGGGGTGGTCTTCCATGTACACGCGCGCGAAAAGGTCTGGACGGTCGGGACGGCCTTGCGTTGCAAGGGGTAAGGTCTGGTCAATGGTTAGGACAGGTCCGGACGATCCTGCCGAGGTCTGGTCAGAAGTCAGGGCCATCGCCCACCTCCGCATGCTGGCCCTGGCTGCCGCTCGCCTTGCCTTGGCTGGCGCTCGCCATCCAGTCATCGACAGATTCACCAACCCGAAACCAGCGGGGCTCGCGACCACCCTCGGGCCAGCGCCGCCGCGCGCTCTCCCACCCCAGCGTTTTCATGATTGCTGCCACACGCATCTGCTCCGGCCTCCCGTGCTTGCCGGCATCCAGCCCTATAGCGAAGGTCAACAGGTCATCGGTGGTCGCCCAGCCGAGCCTCGTAGCCATTTGCAGGCGTGTCGGATACTTGGACGTGTCGGCTCGCATCTCCACCCACGCCTCCACCCTGCCCTCCCAGCTGTCGCCGACGTACCGCGCGGCCTGCTCTTCCTTGGCGTCCTCGGGCAGTACCCAGAAGTCAAAGCCACCCTCGAACAGCTGGACGGCCTCAGCCCACAACTGGTCGCGTTGTTCGGTGATCAGATCGATGCGCACCTGCCCTTCCGTCCTGACCGGCAGAAAGCGCCGGCCACCCGTCGGATCGCGCAGATACTGATGCTCATTGGTCGTGCCGGTGAGTACGCACTCACGCCTGTACGAGCGAGGGACGCGGTCGTACGGCGCTCTGAACTTGTCGACGCGCCTGGTGATGGCGGTCTTTACGCTGGTCACGTCCGCCTTGGAGAAGGAGTCCATCTCGCCGATCTCAACGCCCCAGGCACCTTGGATCACCTGGTAGAAGTCCTTGCCGCTAGGTGACTCGCTGGTCTCGACGAACCACTGGCTCCCGAAGATTGCGCGCAGGCCGCTGGACTTCTGCTTGCCCTGCTCGCCTTCGAGCACCAGCATGAAGTCAACCTGCGCGCCGACAAACGGCTGCTTCGGGTCTACCCAGAGCAACCGCGCCACGGCACTCGCCATGAAGCACTGCGCTGCGCGCCGGCTGTATGCATTGTCCGGCGCGCCGAACATGACCGTGAGCATCTGCTCAACGCGAGGTACGCCATCCCACTCAAGGGCAGTGAGGTATTCACGGATGGGATGGCGCCGGTAGCGCCGTGCCACCGCGATCACCGCCTTCAGCACGAGGTCATCGCTGCACTTCATCCGGTATCGATCAGGGTGCTGTAGCCATGCGGACAGTTCATATGCGTCCGTGTCAATGAACTCTTCCCGGCTACCACCGTTCCACGGCGGATCCCGCTCCAGCTTCACCTGGTTGCTGGAGTCGTTGAGCCAGAACAGCTTTGCCAGCCGCTCATCGTTCTCCATGATCAGGATCAGGTTGTGGAGCGTCCCCTCGACATTGTGGTCGCGGTTGAACGTCAGGTTGATCTTCCATGCTTCCGGATCTACCCCATCACCGCCTGGCGGCGGCGCACCGCGGCCACCGTCGACCACGGTCAATCTCTTACGCTTCGGCTCTGTCATCCCCGTATTGCCTTTTCATGTCCTCGCGCGATGCGCAGGTACGCCTTTGCACGCTCGCGGCGTATAGCGCGCGAGGATTCGTAAGGGTTCTCGATGGCCGCTTTGGCAGCGAGGCGATACAGCCGTGCCAGCTCCCGGTCCGAGTACTTGATGCGCTCCAACAGGCGGCCGTTACGTGACATCGGGTGCCACCACATTCAGTTCGACGACGCGATTGGCCGCCCAGGCTGCGAGCTGCCGCGGCGTCCACTTGTCCAGCTCTAATGCGTCGGCGATATCCCAGCCGGCGGGCTGCCCGCTTACGTCGATCATCCGGATCGACTTCGCCCCAGCGCGTGCGCAGAGCTGCGCTACGCCCGGGACATAGTTTCCCGCGTCGTTGTGCCAGCCCAGCATTGCCTTGCGGCCTGCAGGGTCTGCATCGGGCCAAAGCACGACATCACGGCCTGCCACTGGCGACCAGTCGGACTTGCCGACGGCATTGCCGCCACCAGCCCAGGTCAGTGCGGCGTACCCCGCCCATGCGCCAGCGCCAGCCGCGCGGCATTTTTCGCCTTCAGGGATCAGTACCGGCGCATCCGGCTTGGCCGCAAGCGCGTCCAGACCGCACAGAGGGCGCGGTGTTGGAAACTTGACCAGGCACCACTGCTGCTGGCCGTCAGGACCAACGCACCACGTTACCTGCGGCGTCCACTTCTTGAGCTTCTGCGAGGACTGCTCGACGAACTCGCAGCGCAGGACGTACCCAAGCAGACGCCCCTCGGCGTCGCGGTAGGCGTCCACCCGCGTCGGCTTCATCCGGCGGAGCTTCCCGTTCTTCGGGTTCCAGATCGGCACAGTCCATTCCTCGCCGGCCATCAGCGGCGGCACGGCCTCAGGGACCGGAAGCAACGGCACCCAGTTCACCTCCAAGGGCTGCTCCACCGCTTTTCGGGCGGTCGGAGAGGCCGGCGCGAACTCGTGGCCCGCCAGCTGCGCACATGCCTCTTTGAAATCGAGGCCGGTGATCTTCTGAATGAAACCGATGGCATCACCGTGGGCGCCACAGCCGAAGCAATGGAAGAACCCCTTTGCACGGTTGACCGTGAAGCTAGGGGATCCCTCTTCATGGAACGGGCACAGGCCGGTGGATTCCCTGCCGGTGCGCCGGAGCTTCACATACCTTCCGATGACCTCATCGAGATCCACGGAGTTCTTGATCGCTTCGACATCGATGCCGTTGTGAATCATGACCGCCCGCCCTTGCGTGCCGCGCGGGCGGCCGCCATGTTCCACTGCATGCGCATGTAGTCAGCAATGCGCTCGCGACACCCAACGTTGCCAGTGCATACGCCAGGGTGCGGGCAGGTTGTCGGCAGCGCCTCGATTGAGACCTTCCATTCCGAACGCGGCAGACGGCCGATATCGAGGGCCTTGAGCAGGCAGCAACTCACGCCCACGACTTACCCCCCAGGTCCAGCTGGCGCTGGGCAGTAGCCTTCAGTTCGTCCTCGCGGCGCAGGCGCTCGCGCTCTGCCATCGCTTCGTCACCGACAAGGGCTGGCACAGCGTCAGTCAGCGCTCGGGCAGCCTCTTCCATCGCACGGCAGGCAGCAGCGCTCATCTTTCCACGTCGCCTGTACCGTGCCCGGGGTGCGCGGAAGGTCGCCACGTCATTCACGCCGCCGACCTTTCTTCAATGCCCGCCGCAGGTTGCGTTCCATGCGGTGGCACATGGTGCGCAGCGCTTGGAGCGCATCGAGCATCTTGTCTGCCTCGGCCAGCGTCACCTGGTTGTCCGCCAGAACATCCAGCGCAACAGCAGACAACTGCCCACAGAACTTGGAGACGTGCAGCAGCTTGTCCCTGATCGCAGCTATCTCATCGGGCCATCCGGCCTCGGGCGCGGCAGGCACGTGATCGACTGCCAGGTTGAACTGAGCGGCCAGTGACAGTATCCAGTCAGTGGCGACCGAGGTGCCTGCTGACAGTTCCATCATCCATTCCGTCAGCATCTCCAGCATTTCCATGGAGATGGACTCACCGTCCAGGCCGCGCAGCTTCTTACGCAGGGTCTCGCCCTTGATGCTGACGCCGCGTCGCTCGGTCAGATAGGCGGCAGCAGCGTTCACGCTGCCAGGCATCTTCATGACGGCGTTGTATGCAGCATCCCGCCAGTAGATATCCGAGCGAGCGCAGGTCATGCCGCCCCCTGAAACGCTACGCATTTCATCGTTCCGCTGCAGGCAGCATCGAACGCAAGATGCAGGCCATGAGTGAAATCCTCTCCTTCCAGCAGCGCATGCACTTCAGCGCCCTTCGCCACTACAGCGTGAGCCGGGGTATGGGCGGAGTGGCGGCGGTCTTCTTCGCGCCGGCCGTTGCTGACATCAGGCACTGGTCGGAACCTCCCACCAATGAAGCGGTGACGCTGCGACTTGTAGCCGGCCACGAAGGGCGAGCCAGCTGTCAGCCGTCAGCACAAGCCCACCGCCCTCGCCTTCACCCATGAGGCACTGGTCCAACACCGGCCCCAGTTCTGAGTTGCCGAGGTCGGGCAGGAATTCGATCAACTGCTGCATGGGCGCACCCCGTTGGCCGCAGCGGATCCCTCGGCCTCAGCCAGATCGATCACAGCCTTCGCCGTCTCAAAAGAGACGCCGCGGCGCTGAAGACCATGCTTGATCCGGTGAACGGTGGGCTGCGATGTACCCACTTCCTTGGCGATGCGGGACTCGCTCCAGCCAAGGGCGATAAGGGCGACAACTGCGGTTTGAGGGTTCATGGCGATGGAAATTATACGCAAACGAATAGCTTTGCAATACCCAAACGATCTATGCCACACCCCGACTGGCGGCTGACAATTCACGAATGAATACGATTTCCAAGAACCTTCGCCAGTTGATGGATCTTCGTGGCCTGAGCGAGAACCGCCTGGCTACGGAGACTGGCGTGCCCCAGCCCACCATTCACAGAGTCCTGTCGGGCCGTGTAGCTGACCCGCGTGATGGAACGCTTAGGCCCCTTGCTGACTACTTTGGCGTCACGGTTGAGCAGATGCGTACCGGACTGCCCGCCTCTCACACGGGCACGCCGGGAACGATCCCGGCTTATGCCGTGAAGGCGTTCGAACATGGAGACGAACTAGATGGCGACAGGGAAGTGCTGGTGGCGGTAGTGGATGTCGTTGTGTCCGGAGGCCACGGCTCACCCGCCCCCGAATTTGTGGAAACCAGCTTCCGCATGGCCTACCAGCTGAGCTGGTTCCACCAGGTGCGAGCCAAGCCTGAAGACGTAAAGGTGATGAAGGTCTTTGGCGATAGCATGGAGCGCACCCTATTCAACGGCGACAGAATCGCTGTGAACACCGGGGATAAGGAGGTCGCTGACGGGCGGGTTTACGTCTTCATGACTCCTGGCCCTTACCCGGACATCAAGGTCAAGCGCTTGTACAGGACCGCTGACGGCCGCTTGCGCATCGTCAGTGACAACCCTGACAAGACGCAGTACCCCGATGAATATCTCACTGCAGACGAAGTGTCTGGCCTGCACATGATCGGCCGCGTAATCGATCGCAGCGGCCGTGGCGGACTGTAGTCAGCCCTAACAACACTGAGGACAAGGACAGGTCATGAGGTCATTCGCGATTGCAGCCATGTTGATGCTCCCCTGCGCTGCTGCGACAGCCCAGGTCTATAAGTGCAAAGGCAGTAACGGCGAAACCGTGTACTCCCAGAACCCTTGTGCAAGGGACAGCAAGCCACATGAAGTGCGCACCGGCAGAGCAGCCACCCCAACATCAGGTGAAGCGGCCAACAAGCAAGCCGTGTTCAAGAGCACAGACATCTCCGACGCAAGCATCGCAGAGCGCAACTGCCTGACCAGCGCACGGAGCAGGATCTACGGCCCCTCGGATCAACGCATCGCAGGTTATGAGCGCCAAGTGCAGGCACTCAATCGAGACGCTGCACTCGCCCGGAACAACCTCGCAGGAGCTACCTACGAGGCAGGCATACGCAACCAAATCGCGGGGCTGCAGCAGTCCATTACAGCTGAGCGCGTAAGCGCGGACAGCCAGATGGCGAGCTTCACCCAGCAATGCGCCGAGACGAAGCGCAAGCAGGTTGAGGCCATTGAGGCTAGGTATACCCCAGCAGCCCGCCAAACGAATTAATTCGTTTAGGTATTGCATTGGTAATTCGTTTGCGTATAGGATCGCACCGTCGGCACCCCAGCCGATGGGCGACCGGCGGGTCGCGACTGCGGCCCAGCCCCTCCCCTGCTGAGCCGCAGATGCCTCTCCCCAGGCAATAGGCCCGCCGGCGCCCTCCTTTCCTACGGAGAGCGCCATGTCCCACCGCACCGCTGCCGACTCCCTGCTTAAGGCCCCGCTGCCGCTCCAGGCCGCCTCGTGCCTGCTGGCGCAGGCTGCACGCGACCACACCCGTGCCAACGTCCTGCGAGCCCGCAGCGCCGGCGAGCACAGCCGTAACCAGCTGCGCCGATCGCGCCGCATGGGCGTTGCCGCCCGTCGCGTTGAGGCCGAGTCGCGCGACATGGCAGCCGAGGTGCGGGCATGAACCGCCGGTACCGGTTTGCTTGGGCGGTTGTCGCTGCCGTTGCAGCCGTCGTGGTCCCTCTCCGCCTGGTGGAAATCAAGCAGGCCCACGCCGACCGCGATGCTCATCAGGCGCGCTGGGCGGTGTCCTCCAGCGTTCGCGGGTGATGCCATGCAGACGGCCCGCCCCGCTCCCGCCTCTGTACCGCTGTGCCGCCCAGGGCACCGGCCGCAAATCGTGACGACCACTGGTGCGCCGACAGGCCACCAGCTCGGCGCGCCTGTGCCGGCCCTCGTGCACTTCGAGTGCCATCTCTGCCAGAAGGCAACCGTACCCAGCCCCTCTCTCGCGATCGCCGAGCTGCGCTGGACCGACCCGGGTCTGGCGCCTCAGCTGATCCCGATCTCCCATCTCGCCCGTGCCCGCGGCGCCGTGCTGGCTCGCCTGCCAGCACAGCACGCCGCCTGACCTGGAGAACGCAATGGCTTCACCACTCAAACCCTTGGAGCGCGCCGCGCTCGTTACGGCATTTGCTGCGGCGGGGCATGCGCTGAAGCGCACCCGTGGTGGCTTCTGCTCCTCCAGGCAGCCCGCCAGAATCTTTACCCGACGGGTCACCAACTGGCTTTACGAACGTGCGCTGATCGACTACGACGACCCGAGCTTTCCGACGCAGGCCACGCTTACCAAATCGGGCATGGCGCAAGCCACCGCGCTGGTCGAGCAGGCACGCCTAAGCGCGGGGGCTCCATGACCCGCGCCTACTACCTCAAGGTTGCCGAGGCCAAGGCGGCATACGCCGCGGCGCTGCGCGTGGAGGCCGATGCCGAGTCCATGGTCGGCCATGAAGAGCAGGCAGAGACATTCCGACGCTTCGCGTCGCAGTGGGATGTGCTGGCTGCGTCATATCGCTCATCCGCTGAGCAGGCGGATCCCGCATGAAGGCGTCGCCCCTCCCCGTTGAGCATTCCTTCCCCACCGGCAGTCATGGCACCACCCTGGTGCTGATGGTCTGCGCAGGATGGCTGTGGGCCGGCATCTACGCCAGCCCGCATAGCGCCACCCCCACCGAAGTGGCGGCCGCCACGGGCCGCTCAGCGACCCTGCGTGGCCGCGAACTCCAGATCGGTACCGGCCGATTCGCCCTCTCTCAAAAGTCGCTGCAGTCGGCGCGCCGCTGGCTTGATCGCCAGGGCGTGCGCGTGCGCGACCTTACCGCCAAGGACCCAGCATGAGCGCCAAGATCCAGCAATTCGGCCGTGCCGCCGCCATCCGCGCTCTTCTGCTCGACCGTCCTGCTGGCGCGAGCGATGAAGAACTGCTCGCCTCCGGAACACTGACGTGCACGCTGAAGCAGCTCAACAGTTCGCTGGCGGCGATGCGCGACACCGGCCAGGTGCAGGTCAGCATCACCAAGGGCAACAGGGTCTGGATGCTGACCACCACCATGCACAGGCTGATGCGCGCCCCTGATGCGCGTGTGGAGCCGACTCGCGCCGCTGCGGCCCGCGTAATGCGCTCGGTCCCCACTGGCAGCCACAACAGCACCACCGTCCAGCACAAGGACCGGGATCGCGCGGTGATCGCCGATCAGCTCGCCGCGTTCAAGCGCGCCGGCGGCAAGGTCGAAATTCTGGGCAATACACCCATCCGGCAGGAGCTGAGCCGCCGGCAGATCAATGACGCCGCCGCGGCAAGCCGCGCTGGCACCCGCCACTAAGCCAGGACGAAACGATGACGACCGACATGCACAAAGCGCCATACGTGGCGCCTAACAACGGCAATACCAAGGATAGCGCGCCAGCTGTGTCACCTTCCAACGCACAGACGAAAGCGCAGTACAGCTGGAGCGTGGACGAAGAGACGTACCGCGACCAGTGCGACAGCATCGAAGAAGCAGTTGCCGCCGCCCTGGACCACCACGGAGGCTTGGAGATCGGGATCACGATCTCCATTGGCGAGATCATTCCAGTTGACGCCCTCCAGCTGGTCGACGCTGACAGCGTGATCGAGAACATGTCGTGCCAGGCATATGACCTTGCCGGCGAACCATCCGAAGACTACCTCGGCAGCGTGACCAAGGAGCAGAAGAGCGAACTTGAGGTGCTGATCGCTGCGTGGGCCGACCGCGTTGAGAGGCCTGCCTTCTGGCAGGTCGGGACCATCTACGTGCACACCGTCACGGCGGAGGATCTGCGCGAAAGCCCTGAGGCCGGCCAGCGTGATGCACTGCCGGGGGTGGATCGTGGGTGACTACTTCGGCCATTGCCACCTAGACGTGCGCGGCGCCATAAAGAACTTCAGCAAGCGCGAACTGGGCAGCCTATTCAAGGACGCCGAGACCGGTCGTTGGCTCACTGCGGACGAAGCGAAGGACGCGCTCTTGGATCATCTGGCCGCCGGCAGGGTCGTTCTCCCAATGGGCCCGGCTTGCGAAGGCTTCGATTACGCCGGCGGCGGCTGCCCCGGCCATCCAGCGCCCGTCACCCTCGCCACCGTCAAACCGCCGCGTGACCCGCGCACCAGGCTGCGGGAGGAACCGTGATGCCATCTCACCGAAAGGGAGCCGGAGGGAAACCGTGATCGGCCCTGTCCTTCAGTTCGAAGACCTTCAGCAGCTCTGCAAGCCCGGCGAAAGTCCGCGCCTGTCAACCGTTGAAGCGTGGGCGCGGCGCTGCGGTATCCGCTATCAGTACGACGGAAGGGGCGGCATATGGACCACGTCTACCGCCTTGGACGCAGCGCTCGGCGTAACCCGAGCAGCTGCGAACTCTGACTCTTATCCATCTGACCTATTCTGAAATGACCCCACGCGCTCGAAAGCATCAACCAAATATTCCTGATCACATCGACCAGGCGAAGATTCCCAAAGGCGTGTACTGGGACCCCAGTGGCCGCGGTAGGTGGTTCGTTTTTGAGGTGGAGGGCGGCAAGAAAAAGCGGCGGACAGTTGCCGGGCCGAGCGCAAAGCTCTCCGATCTGTTCGCCATTACCGAGGCCAGCACCGAGTCGGGTACTGTTCAATGGGTCTGCGACCAGTACCACGACAGCCCCAAGTTCAAGAAGCTCGCCAAAGGAACACGCGACGACTACAGCCAAGCTCGCGATGTGATGCTCAGCTTTCCGACCTCCTTGGGCGTTAAGTTCGGGCAGCTGCAGGTGGCGCGACTCCGCAACTCGAACTTCCAGCGACTTGTCGATCGCATCGAGGCGGACGGCACGCCAACGAAAGCGAACAAGGTGCTGCGTTACGCGCGCCTGGTCTTTCGCTGGGCGCTCAACAGGGGTCTAGTTCCGCATAACCCGGCACAAGGTCTCGAATCCGCACAAGAGCGCAAACGGCAGCGGCTACCGACCGATGCCGCTTATGATGCTCTCTTGGCCTTCGCTCGCGACCGGGGAGCACGCGGCTCGCACACCGAGGGATCCGTCCCACCGTATCTCTGGATCGTTATGGAGATCGGCTACCTATGCAGGCTACGTGGAGTCGAGACAATCACTCTGACCGACGCACATGCGCATGAAGAAGGTCTGCTCACCAATAGACGAAAGCGGAGTCGTGACAGCTTGGTCGAATGGTCGCCGCGACTCAGGGATGCTTGGCAGGCAGCCATCGCGCTGCGCCAATCGTTGATCGATCGGCACGTCCTGCCGGTGCAGCTTCGCGCCGAGCATCGCTTCTTGATCCTCGCCCAGCATGGGGAACCCATTCAGAAGTCCAGTCTGGACAGCGCATGGCAGCGAATGATTCAGATGGCGCTTCGCGAAGGAGTCATTCGGGAAGACCAGCGCTTCGGGATCCACGACCTGAAGCGCAAGGGCGGGACCGAAACGGAAGGAAATCGGGCCGAAAGGCAGGACGCGCTAGGGGTGAGCGACGCAATGATGAAGGTCTACGACAAGAGCGTGCCAAGGGTTAAGCCTGCGGGCAGCAGCCAAACCTGAACAAAATGGCGCCAAGTAATGGCAAAATGAAGACGACCAGGAGTAGAGCAATACCCATGCCGCCCAAACGACGAACCTCAACCGAAAACGCTCCAAACACGCCCCCTTTCTTGAAATGGCCAGGCGGGAAGCGGTGGTTTGTCTCGCATCACCTAGACGTGTTCCCCAAAAACTACAATAGATACATTGAAGCATTCACGGGCTCTGCGTCGGTTTTTTTTGCACTGCGCCCTAAAAACGCCATCCTTTGCGATTCGAACGAGGAACTCATGGCGACCTACCGCGCGGTTAAATCGCGCTCAGGAAAGGTCGTCGCAGCTCTGAAGCTACATGCTGACAAGCACTCCGACACTTACTATTACAAGGTTCGCGATGAAGCCCCTAAGGATGCAATCGCTCGCGCGGCCCGCCTTATCTATTTGAATCGAACCTGCTTCAATGGCATCTACCGCGTAAACAGGAAAGGACAGTTTAATGTCCCTCGCGGATCCAAGGACGCCGTTCTTATGGAATCGGACGACTTTTCCTCCATTGCGTCCGCGCTAAGAAAAGCGCAACTTATCGCAGGCGATTTTTCAGCTGCGATCGACCAAGCCACAGAAGGGGATCTGGTTTTTGCGGATCCACCGTACACGGTACGGCACAATAACAACGGATTTCTAAACTACAACGAGAAAATATTCTCTTGGAGCGACCAAATCCGCCTAGCAGATTGTCTGGCGCGGGCAATGGAGAGGGGCGCATTCGTCGTCAGCACAAATGCTAATCATGATTCCGTTCGCGAACTCTACACCGAGCGCGGCTTCAGATGCCGAACCACAAGCCGCTTCAGCGCCATCTCAGGAACAGGTAAAGACCGCGGCCAGTACGAAGAGTTAATCATAACCAACCCGCTATAGAGGCAGGGCCCAGCCAACAAACCCCTCCGGTCTAGCGAGCAAAGCGGACGACTGAGCCAAGCTCCGATCCCAAACAGATGCCGGGAGCTTTGTTGCATCCACGTCATCAAACTCATCCAGCGCCCCCTCGTAGTCAGTCGCGATCTCAGAAGGCGCATCATGAACATCCGGGTTGTAGAGCCCGCCACTTTGCAGCCAATACGCCAGCCAACTTTTGCAGTGCTGATTAGCTCCAGATCTCAGGCCCTCAGCCAATGCTAGCGTCGCGATACGCAACAGAAACAATGCTCTGCTAACTACGTTCTCTACGTTTGTTTCAGCCGCGGATGCATGGTCAAACAACTTCGTATCCACGTCCGCGCTGAATACTTGCTCAAGCATCGACTTGGACACACCAGTCTTCGCAGATGTCTGTTCGATTACTCGATCAAGAACGTCCTTTCGATTCACCACCTGAGCGTCCTTTACTCCCTGCTCGACCGTGCTCGCCAAATACCGTTCGACGAAATATCGCACCAGGGTGGCATCAAATACGACGCCGTCGCCATTCTCAAGAAGAAGCGTCCATATCCTCCGAACCAGCTCGATGGATGCCGCATCCATTTCAGGACTAGCAAGGCGAGACATCGCCTTGTAGCTAGAATCGTTCCGCGCCGCGTGGTCTTTCCGCCCTCGCGCCAAATCATAGCCCCAAGCACCTAGAAGAGCTCCAGAGCCGGCAGGGATAAGCGCTAGATCTGAAAGAGAAATGCCGGAGATCACTGACATATTCTTTCCCATCAGTTCCTGGGCGTATGTGGTCTTTACCCACTCATCCCAAAGCGACCAGACCAAAGGGTGGGTCCTATTTATTCTTTCTGGCAGCTTAAACGGCACCCTAGCGCCCGACTCATTAATCAAGAAGTTCTCGCCAAGGCTAACTCGAATGCCACTTCCAGAAAAAATGGATAAAACTGCGCGCAGTTGTGCGTAGTAGGCAAAGTGTTTCGCGTTGTCGCCCGCGTTACAGAGGACGGCCCTGACCGCAGCGCCCATATACTGCCAAGCCTCCGTCAGGTGAGCTACTTGCTCCCCCGCCACGAGCGCTGGGGCAGACCCCACGGACTGGTCAAGCACCTCGCCTCGGCCGCCGATTGGACCGAGTTTGGCCAGCGCTTCGGCAATTGGCTTATGAGAGGAAAGGGCACAGACCGCCGCTGCATTCATTTCCCCGGCACTGCTCTTTGCTATCGCTTTACCTTTCGATTTACTTTTTTTCCCCTTATAACCATTCATTCCATGCCCACCAACTTGGCAACTTGCTTGGCAGTTTTTGCGACGTCGGCGTTCTTTGCATCCATCAACACGCGCAAGCAGGTCTGCTGAAGGGCGGTATATCCGCTACTGCCCCGATAGCTGCCTTGGCGCAGCTTTCCCTCTTCGGTCAAAGTGGGCTCTTTGGAAGTGCGCCAGTCCATCTCGCCACCTACTAGCTGCTTAGAAACAGCCCGAAGGAATTGCAAAATCTTGCTACGACCAGTCAGAGACTTATGTGCCTCCGTGATTGCCGCATCGCTCATCGTCTCTTCAATGGTATCGACCTCCCACTCTTCTAAGCCCAAATCAGAGTAGGAGACCTGACACATTGCGTTGAACACATAAGAGATCGCACGTACACCCTGGTCGGTAGCAAGCAGCGTGTGGGGGCCTGCGAAGGCGGCATCAAGCTCTTCTGGGTTTGTGCGATTCCTTGCATCACCGTCGATACGCGCGTAGGCAGTTCGGCAGGCCATTGCCCACTCCGCCTGAGTTTTCGTCGTCTCCTCCAACAACGCCTGCCACATCACCAGCAGGAAAGCTGCCTGCTGCGCACGTGTCCACGCCAGAACTCGCTCACCTCCATCGCCCTTTGTGGATCCGAAGAGCCCACCGATACGGTGCTCCGCTCCCCAACGACGGATGAAGGTCGACATGAGCGTTCTGATAAACGCAGCGTTCGACACGTGGCCGTCAATGCGATTCCCGAGAAGCTCAACTCTCTGACGCCAAGGACTGCTCTTGTGGCGCCACAGCGCCTCCGTTAGCTCCTGCGCGCGATGCTCACGGTAGACCTTGAGATTTTCACCCTCCTCGAGCCAAGACTGATTCCTTAGTTCTGGGTAGAGGTCAAAAGCCAAACTCGGATTGATCTTCTTGGGCTCAACATTGATCACCCAGAACAAGTAGGCTTGCCATGAGTTAGTCAATCCATGGAAGAAGACAACAGGCACCTCGTAATTTCCGGACAACATGTCAAACCCGTCGACAGCAAAGATTCGATGTTGTCCATCAATGATCTCTAAAGGCTCAAGGTCGCCATCTTGACCAAAATTCATCTCCGGGACGCTGAGGAAGAAGCTTCCGCCGCTCCCCTCTTCCACTTGAATAGCGTGATCCACCCGCAAAGTAGCTGGCTTACCATGCCTACGTCGAGTTTCTTCTGGTTTAATAATATTCACCAGAATAGCGGTCGGCAGCCAGCCAGGATGAATCAGATGCCGATGCTCTTGAGGCTTGATCCCAGAAGAAGAAGAAATAGGGAAACCCCATTCCATGTACCTAGCGATTTTCCCGGAGCGCTCGGCCTCGTGTGCCCGCTGGTAGCCGCCATCACCAGGTTTACGCTCCTCCACCACTTGCCGACGACTGACGCCCGCAAGACGACGCAGTTCGGCTATGGGGATTGAGCCCATGAAAAAGTGATCTTCAGGCTTGGGAAGGTTCGAAGCACTGTAGTCTGCTTGGTCCCAGCTGGTCAGCCACTGTCTAACCTTGATCAGTGGAAATTTTTTGCTCACGTGGCCCCCTGAGACCGTCCGTTCCCTCAAGTGAAGGCGAGTGTACCAGTCTACCCGCGCCGTTCTAGGTGGTTTTTACGGAGGGTTTTACGGAGGCAACAAAAAAGGCGCCCATCGGGCGCCTAAGTTGTTGATGCAAATGGTGGGCCGTGATGGATTCGAACCATCGACCAAAAGATTAAAAGGCTTACAGATTTCACCTTGACGATCAATAGCTTATCCCCATCAATTTTCCCGATCCACGACCGTGGAACCATTGCTACTCGTGACCGATTTTTGATTTTTCCCGGTCTTCTAGCGGCAAGGAGCGGGTGAGCCATGCAACTCCCTCTCGCAAGGGGAGTTCTGGAAACATCCTGACGGCACACCATCTTTCGGCATACCGACGGCCCTGCTCAACGCTGGCCGCCCGCACCTCCTTGACCTGCCAGAGCTTCCCCGCGTTGAGAATCACCCTGGCACCGCTTGGCGCCGGCGTGACTGAGGCCACCTCTCTACCATTCCACCGGAGACCCCACCGGTCACCGCGCTGCAGCCACCCAGCGGGCGGATTTAACGGTGCGAATCCCAAGTAGTCGTTCGGGGTGATCATGCCTGCAGCTTACGGCTGCATGTCTCGCGGATTGCGGCAGTTGGTGTCGGCGAGGCGCTGCTCAGGCGCCCCCGGGGTGAGCGGCCAATGGCCCCAGGTCCGACGTCCACAGATTGCTCCCCCCCTATGCGCAGTCCATCGGGCATCGCCGCGTGGAAGTGTCAGGTATTTGAGGTCGCGCGTCGGCCGACGCCCAGGACGCCGTGACCAATTCGGGCCGAGAGATGCTGTGGCGGCAGCGAGATAGCGGCGGTGCGAGCCCATGAGGCCGCTCTCACGCTCTTTAAGGCAATTCTATGTTTGCCCATCGGAAGACGGTGATTTTGGTAACACCCTCCGATGAAGTCTAGAATAATCTTTATATTTCAACTGGTTATGATGCTTCGCGGAAGGTAACAACT